AAGTGCGTCATCACCTTGGAATCAGCAACAAAATTTATACTTTGGGTATCTGTCATGTGATGCTTTAGGAGGAAACATTGTTAAACCGCAAACAGCGGATGTAACTTCTGACCAATCAACTAGTGGAAATTATAGTATTACTAGTGGAGATACTATCGGGTGTGTTCTTGATTTAGACGACTATGACGTAAGATGGTACAAACTGACCAATGGTGCATGGGTACAGATAACACACTCTACAGCAGCCGCTACTACTGTTGATCTTTATCCTGCAAATCAAGCGTGGACTTTTGTAGCAAGAGGAACGACAAGTGGAGATATTGTAGATGCAAATTTTGGTCAAAGACCATTTTCAGCTACACCGCCAGATAGTGCCGTAGCACTTACCACAGCTAATATTTCAGAACCTACAATTACAGACCCAAGCGCATACTTTGGAACAATTCTCTACTCAGGCAATTCTACTTCCGACACAAACAGAACTGGTCTTACTAATGCGTCAGGAACCGCATGGACACCAGACTTTGCTTGGTTAAAAGGTAGAAGCGGTGGGACGGCTACTCATAAACTTTACGATAGTGTCCGAGGTGCAGGGAATGAAATAAATCCCGATAGTACGAACGCACAAAGCACATACACCGCTGGAATGTCAGCGTTTATTTCTGGTGGAATTACTGTTGGAAACGGAACAACGGGATACAACGAATCAGGCCGAACGTTTGTCGTCTGGTGTCTAAAAGCGAATGGTGCTGGATCATCTGACGATACTGGTGGAATAACGGTTACTCGTTCAACAGCGGATCATCAAGGTTTTAGTATTTGCAAAGGCACATCTACAAGTGGCACTCAAAATTTTGCTCATGGTCTAGGAGCAAAACCAGAATTTGTTATTGTAAGAGACTTGGAAGATTCCAGCCAAAATTGGCAAGTCCAACATAAAGACGTTAATGCAAACATGAAGGATATTACTACTCTTGGTTTAAACCGCACTAATGACGCTGGAAGTTCATCTGACTGGTGGGGAGCGGAACCTACATCAACATTACAGTATTTTACGACTAATCAAGTCACGGGAACAAATGATTTTGTAGCGTATTTGTTTAGGCGTATTCCCGGAATGATTGGTATTGGAAGCTATGTAGGAAACGGCAACGCTGATGGAACAGCCGTAATTATCGATGACGGCGCATCTGGATTTAAGCCAGCATTTTTGCTTATAAAAGAATATGACGGCAGTAACAACGGCAACTGGTTCATACGTGATAACGCCAGAGATACTTATAATCCATCAAAGAATGATCTTTATGCTAATAGAACAGACGAGGAATATACGGATTCAAACTCTGACATAGATTTTACGGCCAACGGTTTCAAAATTAAGTGTAATGCAGGGGGATATAATGAGAATAATGCTAAAAATTTATATCTAGCATTTGCAGAATCGCCATTCGGCTTGAATAACAGAGTAAGGTGATAAAGGTTGGTAGAGTATACTATCCTAATACAGAAAAAGGGCATAAATTAGCGCATTATGCGTTAAAAATGATAAGAAGAGCAATAACATCTGAAATGAAAAAGAGAAAACAATATGGACCCTGCAACAATCGCATTAAGTATAGCCGCTTGTAAAAAGATAGCCGAAACTTGTGTCGATGTAAAGGACTTAACTCATTCTCTTGATTCCTTATTTAACCATCAGGAAGAACATGAAAAGAAAGAACCTAAAAAGAATGAACCCACTACTCGTATGCAGCAAGTCCTTAAGATTAGGGCAGGGGATGAAGGCTACGATGACGATACGGCTATAAGCGCAGTAGCTAATGACGTTCTGGCTCAGAAACAAAATGATTTAGCTTTAAAGGGTCTAGCCAGAGAGATAGACAGAAAGTGGGGAATGGGTACATGGGAAACAATAATAGATGAACGAGATAAAAGATTAAAAGCTAAAGAAGAAAGTCAAAAGAAAGCAAAAGAAGTAGCAAAGAAACGTCAGATAGAGTCAGATGCTAAATGGGATAAAATATACTACTGGCTTAAAGAGTTTGGAAAGTTAATAGTTATATTTGTATTTTTTGGCATCATAGCATGGGTAGTTATAGCAAATAAATGTACTGGACCGGGATGTTAAATGGAATTTGGAATAAGAGAATTAGTACAATTTGGAACACTTCTGGCTTCTTTAGCCGGAGCCTTTGCTGTAGTAAAGTCTCAGTTAGCTAGGGTCATACAGGACATTAAAACTTTATCTACTGAATTACATGAGTTAAACACTAGACTAGATAAAGCCGAAGCAGATTCAGCAGTAGTAAAACATCAAAATAAAGTCTTTGGTAATATTTTGTCTCCGGATAATTTAAGGCAATTAAGTAGCAGTATCGCAGAATTAAAGACAGAAATGAGAGTAGTGCATAAAAATTTAGATCAAGTTCATTCTATGCACAATGGTTCACACCCACCAGTAGGAAAATAAGATGCCCAGTTTTGGAAATAAAAGCAGAGAAAGATTAGAGACTTGTGATCCCCAGATTCAATTAGTGTTGCAAGAAGCCATTAAACACTATGATTTTTCTGTACTGGAGGGACATCGAACTGAAGAAAAACAACAAGAATACTTTGAGTCAGGGGCAAGTAAGGTGCAGTACCCTAATTCAAAACATAATTCATATCCAGCTATGGCAGTGGATGTGGTTCCCTATCCTATTGATTGGGATAATCTCCAGCGGTTTAAAGAGTTGTCTGAAGTCATTAAGACGGCTTGTGAAACGGTAGGTGTAGATAATTTACATTGGGGTTTTGATCTATGGCAGTGGGATATGCCACATTGGGAACTTAGGTAATGCTCCCACTTTTAGGGCCACTTGTAAGCGGTGTATTTGACATAGGCAAACAATACTTTGCCAATAAAGCAGAGAAATCAAAAGCTAAACATGAACAAGAAATTGCAGTAATCCGTGGAGATCAGAAGTGGGACGAGATACAGGCAAGGAATAGTGGGGACAGTTGGAAGGATGAATATTTAACAGTAGTCATAACGTCACCATTTATCGCTATGTTCTTAGCGGCTGTTCTTGACAATAGGGGAATGGTGGAACGAATAGGGGAAGCCTTTGTAATTCTCCAGAGCGAGGTTCCCGAACAATACTGGACACTGTTAATCATAGCCTTTGGTGCATCTTTCGGTGTCAAGGGTGTCGTAAAGGGTGCTAAAACATTTATTGATGGGAAGAAAAAATAATGTCATTTCGATCTACAATTAATAAAGTCTTAGTCAGGCTAAGAGAGGACACAATCACTTCTGATTGGTCCGGAGCTATTAACGATTCTACGTCAATAGATGACTATCATAAATTGGTGGGTGAGTTTGTAAACGAAGCTAAGACCATTGTAGAGGACGCTTGGAACTGGGGAGCCTTAAGGACAGTAATTGCCATAAGCACTACTTCCGGAACATCTCAGTACACTGTAACCGGAGTAAATAACCGTAGTCGTATCCTACAGGTCATTGACTCTACAAACAATTCTTTACTTACCCAAACTTCCGATGACTATTTTTATAACGTAACGTATACAGGTACATCCTCTAACGGTGTCCCGGTGTACTACCGACTAAACAATAACACTATAGACTTCTGGCCCACTCCCGGAGGTACTTACGCAATCAAGATTCATGCTGTAGATGCTCCCGATGATCTTACACTAGCCGCCGCTACCTTTTCCGTTCAGGAACACTTAGTAGTCCTTGGAGCCTATGCGCTGGCTCTGGCTGAACGTGGCGAGGACGGAGGAACACCTAGCGATCAGGCTATGGTCAGATTCAGAACTGCTTTAACTGACGCTATTTCACAAGATTCCCAACGAACTGTAAACGAGACAACTTGGTATGCCAGCTAAACCAACTACACCTATCCCTCTTAAGGGGATGGGGAGTTCCGGACTAAATACTCAGGCTCAAGATTCTACTTTGGGACCCGAATGGCTGACTCAGGCCGAAGGAGTGGTGTTTGACCTACAGGGTCGAATAGCTTCCCGTAAGGGTATCAAGATGGTATCTAAAGCCATAGCTAGTCCGGTCAAGTCCATAGGTGGGTACATTAAATCAAACCGGACTAGGGAATATTATGCCGGAGCAGGGAACGCAATCTATAAGATAGATACTTCTACTA